ATTGGACGTATTGATTTAACTCCTGCATCTGATGACTGGTTAGAAACTCAAAGATTACCTCAAAGAGTTACACAGGTTGAAGGTGATTTTGAAGCGGTATCTTCTGAACTTAGAGTTGACCAAAATGGTTTTGCTCCTATTCAGTGGAACGCATGGAGAGATCAATGGACTACAAGTAGAACTATTGGATCTAGAGTTACTAGAAACTCTTTCTGGTTAGAGATGGACCGTGGTAGATCACCTAACCCTGGTGTATGGGGTGGTCGTGGTATGAGACGTGTTAATAGAACTGACACTCTACTTACGACTACTAGACAGACTAGATCTGGTATTAGATCCAGAGTTATTCCTAGAATTGACAGACAATCTCTTGGTGATAGTGTTGTTTCCTCTACTGCTATTCCTTGGATTAGATCCAGAAACGTTAAGGTTAATGTTGAAAGACTAAAACCAAGAACTCGTTTCTATGCATTCTTTGATGGTAAAAAAGTTTCTGACTACTTTACTCCTAAGTTAATTGAACTTATTAAAGACCCATCTACGGATGCTCGTACAAACTCTACACCTTTCATTCCTGGTGAGACTGTAAGAGGACAGAATAGTGGTTGTGTATTGAAAGTTGCAAATCCTGATGATTTATATGTAAACAACCCATATGATGATACAACGATGGCAACATCTTATGCTTCTACTACTGCATACTTAAACATTGATACTGATGCACAAGCATCACAAGCAGTTGGTGAGTTCTTTGGTAATATTCAAGTTGGTGAAGTATTAGTTGCCGACTCTGGTGCAAGAGCAGTTGTTAAAGATCGTCGTCTTGTTTCTGATCGTTTTGGTAAGATGCAAGCATCATTCTTTATTCCTCCTGCCTCTGTAGATACTAATCCACGTTGGGCAACTGGTACTAGAACTATTAGACTTTCTACTTCTGACACCGATTCACGTCTTGCAGGTGCAGTTGCATCTTCTGCTGAAGCAGAATACGAAGCAAGTGGTACATTGAACAGAGTTCGTGAAAACGTTCTTGCTGTTAGAAATGCTGAAGTTGTTCGTGATACTGTAAACCAGACTAGAAACTTCAATACAATCAGAACTGAGACTAGACAGATTGGTTGGTATGACCCTCTTGCTCAATCATTTATTTCTGATGAAGAAGGTGGTGTATTCATTACATCTGTTGAGGTATACTTCTTTAAGAAAGATACGAATATTCCTGTTTCCATGCAGGTTAGAACCATGGAAAATGGATATCCTACTACTGCGATTCTTCCCTTCTCTGATGTTACTTTAGAACCAACTGATATTCAGTTATCTGAAACTGCTGCTGTTCCAACTAAGTTTACTTTCAAAGCACCTGTTTACATTCCACAGTCGATTGAACATTGTTTTGTTCTTCTTTCTGACTCTAACGAGTATCAGATCTGGATCTCTAGAATGGGTGAGATTGATATTACTGGTGACAGAACTATTTCTGAACAACCATATGCAGGTGTTCTATTCAAATCACAGAACGCATCTACATGGACTGCGGATCAGTATGAAGATTTGAAGTTTAAAGTTAACAGAGCAGAGTTTGATACTTCTTCATTATCTACTGTTACCTTAAATAATGCTCCTCTTGATATTGGTAACGGTGGTAAGTTGAATTTACAAGCAGATCCAATCCAAACATTTATTCCTGAGATTGATCTTGTTCTTAACTCTACCACACTTCCATATACTGTTGGTGCTAGAATTTATCAGAAGACTACTCTTGCTCAAGGTACTATTGCCAAGAGAACTGTAACTACTAGTGGAGTTATATTAACAATCAAAGATATTACTGGAACCTTTGCTGCAGGATCTAATACTGGTGGTGTAATCTCAAACAGAATTGTATCATCTAAAACTACTGCAACAATGGTTGTGAGTGGTGCATCTGGTGACTTTACAGTTGGTGAAACTATCACAGGTAACTCTGCGGGTGCTCCTACTGCTGAAGTTGTAACTTGGACTGCAGGATCTAACACATTGACATTGAGTTTCGTCTCTACTGATTTTATAACATCTCCTGCTGAAACTATCACTGGAGGTTCATCTTCCGTTACTGCAACTGTTTCATCTGTAAGTTATTCTGGAGATGCTATTGAAGCATCAGCAGTTAGTGATGGATATCCTACTGCAACTCCAACATACTCTACTTCTCAGAGAAAAGTTCGTGTTGCACACAGTAATCACTGTATGCATAGTTCTGCAAACAATGTTGTTATTAGTGGAATCAAATCTGAAATATCTCCAACTTATTTAACTGCTGCTATTTCAGCAACTGACACTTCTCTGAATGTAAATGATGCTTCTGCTTTCCACACAATTATTAATGGTGCTACCATCAGTGCTACAGTTAAAGGTTATGCAAGAATCATTAGTGATGCAGGAACTGAGATTGTTTCTTACACTGCTATCTCAGGTGATTTCCAAACTATCACTTTAAGTGAGAGAGGACTTGATGGAACAACTGCAGTGTCTCACGTTGATGAGTCTGTAGTTGAGTGTTATAACCTTGATGGTATTCCTCTGATTGAAATCAACAAGACACATAATGGTATTCTCAATCCAACCCTTGATACTTACGAAATTGCTACTAGTTCTATTGCCAGACTTGGTATTAGATCTGGAGGTTTCGGTGCAGTTGCAACTCAAAATGTTCAATATGATATCTTGGTACCACAGGTTGAGAGAATGTTGTTACCTGAGACAGGTATTACTGCTAGAATCAATGGTATTAGTGGTACATCAATTAATGATGGTAGCACTAGATTGCAAGAATCCTTCTCTAATGATGGAGTATTCTCTGATATCATTTTAAGTGAGGATAATATCTTAAGTGCTCCTCAGTTAATTTGTTCTTCTATTAATGAATCTAGCGAACTTTCTGGTGCTAAGTCCTTTAGATTGGATCTAACACTTACAAGTAATAAGGGAAATGTATCACCTTTGATTGATACAGACAGAATGTCAATGACAACTGTTATGAATAGGATTAACAATCCTACTGATCCTAACACTGCTAAGTTAAGTGTTGGTGATTTACATGATGCAGTATACATTACTCGTCCTGCTGATCTTGTTAATCCATCTGGTTCTATTAAGGTTCTGTTCACAGGATACCGTCCTGCAAACACTTTCATTAAGGTCCTATATAGAGTACGTCCAACTGGTTCTACTGATTCAATCGAAACATTCGGATTCGAGTTCTTCCCTGATGCAGGTGCAAAAGTACCCGCTACTACAGAGAAGACAATCTTTAAAGAGTACGAGTACGAAGTGTCTGGTTTGAGTTTTGATCAATATCAAATCAAGATTGTATTCACATCACCGAATCAGTCTTTAACTCCAATTCTTCAAGATTTGAGAGCAATCGCTCTTGCTGTATAATGTATCAACCTGTAAAAGGAAAAGATAATTGGTTTAGGGATACTCAATCAGGATCCTTTAACTGTGCTGACGAGGATACTTATAAAAAGTATATGATGTCACATGCAGCAAACAAAAAAAGAGAAGTTGATTTCAAGACTTTACAAAATGAAGTTTCTGAGTTAAAATCAGACATGAGTGAGATCAAATCTCTCTTACTAACGTTAGTCCAAAAATCTGATTAAATTATGACCACATCAGCACCTGTTGAAAAAGTATCTCAAGAGGAGATGCTTAAACAGTTTAAAGAACAATACGCAGGATTTATCAAAGAGAACCAAGAACTCTCTGCTAAAATCAAACAGAATGAAGTCCAAGCACTGAAACTTCAAGGGGCAATCGAAACCCTAGAATACTACAGTGAAGGAGGTGAACCCGAAACAGCGTCACATCCTCCTGACTCCGAAACTGAAGAATAAAACAGGGGGGGTTCATAAAGAACCCCTTTTTACTAGCATAAATAACTTGGAAGCATAAACCGTATAGAGTTGTCCTAACAAAATGGCAAATAGAATTCAGTTAAGAAGAGGGGGTGCTCAGGAATGGGCAAACTCAAACCCAACCCTTGCTCAAGGTGAACTTGGCATTGAACTAGACACTGGTCGATTTAAGATTGGTGATGGTGTTACTGCGTGGAATACCTTGCGGTATGAAAGACCTGTAGAGTCTACTTCTAATACTGCTAACACTCTTGTACAGAGAGATGCCGATGGTAATTTTGCTGCAGGTACGATAACTGCAACTCTCATTGGTAACTCTTCTACTGCTGCACGTCTTGCTTCAACTAGACAAATTCAACTCTCTGGTGACGTACAAGCATCTGGTGTATTTGACGGTTCACAAAACCTTAACTTAACTTCTTCTATCAGTCTTATCTCTACATTACCACATTATGATGGTACTGATACTGCAAGTGGAACTTATACAAAGGTAACTGTAGACGCAAAAGGTAGAATTACAAATGCTTCAAACCCAACAACTCTTGCAGATTATAATTTAAACGGAACCGTTGAAGGTTCATCTGCTCAACCATATGACTTAGACTTGGTTGCAGTTGCAGGTCTTACTACTACTGGTCTTATTGCCAGAACTTCTGGTGGTGCCATGGCAACCAGAACTATTGCAGGTACTGCAGGTAGGATTTCTATCACTAATGGTGGTGGTATTAACGGTAACCCAACAATCGATATTATTTCAACGACCGTAACACCAGGAGATTATAATACTGAATCCTTAACATCTGTCTCAGGTGTGGGATCCAACTCAGAACCATTCGGTACTGAAACTGTAAACGCTACGAAATTTACAGTTGACGACAGAGGTCGTCTAACAAGTGCTACAAATGTACCTATCGCTACTGCGACTGAGGGAAGTAAGTACGCTAACTATGCAGCAGGTACTACTTACGCTAGGTATGATATCATTCAAAATGCCTCTAAGGTTTATCAAGCAATTACAGGAATTGCTGCAGGTCAAGGTGCTCCTACTCATACTAGTGGCGACTCTGGTGGATGGAGATATCTCGCTGCCGAGGCAACGGAGCAAAAGGGTCTTGCGTCCTTTGCACAGGAAGACTTTGATGTTGACAGCAATGGTCACGTCACGATCTCTGCCCAAGGTGTAGATAATAATCAATTACAAAACAATAGAATCGGATTTGCTGATGGTAATAATGTAGAGAACTTTGAACTTGATCAAGAACTTACAGCAACATCTGGATACAGAGGATTTAACTATCTAAACTATGTTAAAGTTAATGATACTAGTGGTAACTTACTGTTTGGCGCAAATAATACGGGGGACAGCGGAGCTGGCGAAGTTGATATCAATGTCCGTACCGTTATATCTGATCCTGATATTCTTCTCGATGGAGCAACTGCTCAACAGATTGATAAGACTGGGGATGGAAACCTCAATATTGAACTAACTCAGAATACTGCATCTAATAGAAACTTTACTGTTGCTTCTACAAACGCAGGTTCTGGTACTAGCACACTAACACTAACAGCAGAAGATGTTGTTGATATCGATGCATCTGCTGCTACTGGTAAAGTCCATGTTGAAGATGCAAGATTCCAAGACAATTATATTGCAACTTCTAATGCCACTATGCACCTTGATCCAGGTGATGATCGAGCAATCACTGGATTAGTTCGTGTTCATGGAGACTTACAAGTAGATGGAACAACTACAACAGTTAATAGCACGGTTACGACCGTTGATGATCCCATTATCACTCTTGGTGGCGATACTGCTCCTGCTAGTGATGACAATAAAGATCGTGGAGTTGAATTCAGATATTTTGACTCTCAAGCAAGAGTTGGATTCTTTGGTTACGACGATTCTTACACAGACCTTGGAGGACATGTCGGAGGATTTACGTTTTTACACAACGCCACAAATACTTCAGAGGTCTTTAGTGGAACAGCGTCTGGTATAATCGGTGGTAACTTAAAACTTACTACAAACACAAACTCTACCTCTAATACTACTGGTGATCTGGTAGTTGCAGGTGGTGCAGGTATTGGTCAGGATGTTAATATTGGTGGTCTGTTAGATGTTGACAGCACACTTCGTGTTCATAGCACTTCTCGTTTCGATGACAACATGGTCATCCAAGGTGCTTCTAAAACATTACAACTAAACAATGGATCTGGAACTACTAAAATTGAGTTCCAATCTACAACTGGTAATGCATCCATCGGTGGTGTAACTGATATCACAGGTAACCTCAACGTCAATACTAACAAGTTCAATGTTGTTGCTGCTTCTGGTAACACAACTATTGCAGGTACACTGGGTGTTACAAACATTGCTACCTTCTCTAATAATATTGATGCTAACGGTGACGTTGCAATCGCAGGTAATATTCACTCCGAAAGCACAAACGATATCACCACTGCGAAGAACAGTTCTACTGGTACTTGGGAGATTCAATCTAATGACTATGGTTCACTAAGAGTTGATGGTGGTGCATACGTTGCAGGTTCTGCTCTGATCGATGGTACGTTACACGTTAACGGTCCTCTTGAGATTAAGGATAGTGCGACAGAGACTGAATCTAGATTGAACTGGTTGAGAGTCAGATACAGAGGTCGTTTCGGTGACACTTATCAGGCATCTCCTTCCTATGCATCTCATAACTTCTCCACCTTAAAAGCACATGGTGGTGCAGGTATTATGAAATCCCTGTACGTTGGTGCTACAGGATCAGGAGAGAGATTCTCAGTTGGTAAAAAGAACTCTGGTGATAGTGAGAAGTTCACTGTTATTGGTGCAACTGGTGATACAACTATTGAAGGTACACTGACTGTTAATGATAACGTAAACTTCAATGGCACTCTAGATGTTGATGAAGATTTTGCAGTTAGAAATGGTACAACAGATAAGTTCTTTGTAGAAAATTCAACAGGTAATACTAATATTGAAGGCACGCTGACTGCTGATGGTCACACTGAGTTGAACTCTACACTTAATGTAGATAGCAATACAACTCTTGGTGGTACACTGACTGTTGCTAACAACACAGAAATCAATGGCACTTTAGATGTCGATGCAAACTTTGCAGTTAGATCAGGTACAACTGATAAGATGACTGTTGCATCTTCTACAGGTAATATTGCAACTGATGGTACTCTGGTTGTTCAAGGTCAGACAACTATTAATGATTCACTTATCCTCAACGCTGCTAATGAAGAGTTTGCAGTTCAGAATGGTTCTGGAGTAGACAAGTTTACTGTTGATAGTGACAATGGTAATACTGTTATTGCAGGTGAAACAACCATTGGTGGTGCTACACAAATCAATAACACTGTTGGTATTTCTAACGTTACTACAATCACTAGAAATACTCAACAAACTCTCACTGGATCTTACTCTGCTGATGGTGCATTCCGTCTCAGTGGTGGTGCAGGTGTCGGTAAGAACCTTGCTGTTGGTGAGGGATTGAGAGTTTATGGTGGTACTGAATTAACTGGTGCGTTAGATCTTAATAGTAGTGCTGATATTTCTGGAGGGTTAGTAACTCACGACAATGTTACTGTCACAGCAGATAATAAATTCTTTAAAGTTCAAAATGGTTCTGGTGTAGATAAGTTTACAGTTGATACTGATAATGGTGATGTTGTATCACAAGGTCAACTAACTGTTGTAGGTGACACAGCATTACAATCTGATCTTGTTGTTACTGGAAACCTCACTGTTAATGGTACAACTTCTACTATTAACAGCACTGTCACTACAATCGATGATCCTATTATCACTGTTGGTGGCGACACTGCACCCGCATCTAACGATGGTAAAGATCGTGGTGTTGAATTCCGTTATTTTGATGGTTCTGCTAAACTTGGTTTCTTCGGTTTTGACAGATCCTCATCAGAATTCGCACTCTTAACTAGTGCAAGCAACTCCTCCGAAGTATTCACTGGTACTGATGGTGCATTAAGAATCGGTTCTATTCATGTCACTGGTGCAGGTACATCTGTTGACATTGATAACAACTTAAATGTTGATGGAACTGCAACTGTTGATGGACAGATTATCTCTCAAGTATCATCTGGTCCTGCTCTTGTCATTCCAACAACTGATAAGATCAACAACCTCAATGCAGACTTACTGGATGGCATGACAACTGCGACTGCTGCAACAGCATCTACAGTTGTAAATCGTGATGCTTCTGGTGATTTTGCTGCTAACCAAATCACTGCTGCTAGTGGCACAGGATCTGGTGCAGGTTTCTTAGGAAACGCATCTACTGCTGATGCATGGAAAACTGCTAGAACATTCACCCTTGCAGGTGTTGTTCAAGGTTCTGTATCTGTAGATGGTAGTTCTGCTCCAACTATTAACACAACGTTTGTTGATGCTGATAGCACTGGTCTTGCTGCCATGTCTGGAACAGGATATGTCGTAAGAACAGGAACAGGAACTTATGCCCAAAGAACTCTCCAAGTTACCGCATCGTCAGGAATTACTCTTACTAACGCTGATGGTGTTTCTGGTAATACTACAATCAACGTTGCTAGTGCGAGTACTAATTCTTCTAACAACCTCGTAATCAGAGACGGATCTGGTAACTTCGCTGCAGGAACTATTACTGCTGCATTGACTGGTAATGTTACTGGTCAGGTATCTGATATCTCAAACCATGATACTGGTGATCTTACTGAGGGATCTAACCTCTACTACACTGACGAGAGAGTTGACGATAGAGTCAATGCTCTTATCACTGCAGGAACTGGTATCACCAAAGCATATAATGACTCCGCAAACACATATACACTGACTGTAACACAGTCCGATATCGATACTGATAATGTAACTGAAGGATCTTCAAATCTCTTTACTACTGCTGCAAGAACCAGAACTCATTTCACATATGGTAATGGTATTGCACTTGCAGGATCTGGTGAACTATCTGTAACTCAGTCACAAATCAATACTGATAACGTAACTGAAGGATCAACTAACCTGTTCACCACTGCTGCTCGAACAAGGACACACTTTACCTACGGAACGGGTATTGAGTTGTCTGGTAGTGGTGAACTTTCTGTCACACAAGCAGATATCAACACTAGCAACATCACTGAAGGTAGCAAACTATTCTACACTGATGCACGTTTTGATACTCGTCTTGCTGCTAAGACTACTGCAAACCTTACTGAAGGATCAAACCTCTACTTTACTAACGCCCGTGCTGATGCCCGTGTTGCTGCTGCAACAGGTGCAAACTTAGATCTATCCAGTAAGTCTACTTCAGATCTTTCTGAAGGAACTAATCAGTACTACACTGAAGCAAGAGTTCAAGCAAAACTTGATAATGCTTATGAGCAACTAAGAGCAATGTTAAACAACCTTGCAACTAGCACTACTCTAACTCTGAACTTGTCTGGTGATCCTACTCCTGGTGCGGTTGTTACCACTGGTGTCAGCAATGGTGGTGGTGGAGGATTCTCTGCTGCTACTGGAGTTGCAACCTCTGGTGCTGCATCTGGTGCAACTGGATTGACTGTTGACACAACAGTTGATGCTGATGGAAATATCACTGCTGCTGCAGTTAATGCAGGTGGTAGTGACTATCTGATCACAGATACAGTTACAATCACTAACGCCAACGCAGGTAAAGTATTATCATTCAACTTGGCAACCTTAGCAGGTGGATCAAATTATGTTACAGGAAGTGCTTTAGCAACGACTGGAGGTTCTGGATCCGCAAGTTTGGTGGTAAATATTACTGCATCTGCAGGTGAGATTACCAACGTTACTATTGAAGACGGTGGTACTGGTTATGTTGCAGGTGAAACAATCACTATCGTTCAACCAACTGGTGCTGACGGATCAAACCCAGGATCAGGTGGTACAGTGAACATTGCTACCGTTGCAACTAATGCAACTCTGACTCTTACTGACATCACAACGATGGAAGTTGGAGCAACTGTTACTGGTGCTACCTCTGGTACTACTGGAGTTATCACTGCTCTTGGAACTAACCAAGTTACTGTTGATAATGTTGACGGATTCTTCAAAAAAGGAGAAGTCGTCAGTGCTAATGATGTTACCGCTTTGACCATATCCTCATTCAGTTAATAAGTTATGTCTGCTACTAGACCCGCAAGTAAAACAGAACTAAAAAATTATGCTCTTCGTAGATTAGGTTTTCCTACGATTGACATCAACGTTGCGACTGAGCAACTAGATGATTTAATCGAAGAAGCAATCGATTACTATCAAGAGTATCATTATAATGGCAGTTACAAAGCGTTTATTAGAATTGAAGTAACTGAAGCAATTAAAACTGCTGCAAAAACAGGCACTGCCATCTCTGGCACAGACTGGACGGAGGGTAATGAATATGTTTCATTACCACCTAATGTTCTATCTGTAAATCATGTGTATACAAGTATTGGTGCTTCAAGTATAGTTCCAGGTAATATATTCAATATTAAATATCAAATCTTTTTGAATGACATCTATGCAATGACGCATGGACACATTCTACATTACTTCTTAACTTCACAATATCTTGAGACTTTGGATTGGGTCACTAACTCTCAGAGAGATCGTAGAGTTAGATTTAATGAGCATCAAGGTAGATTATATCTTGATATGGATTGGTCAGATCTTACAGCAGGAGATTTCATACTAGTAGAAGTACAAATGCGTCAAGATCCTGATACATACACTGCAATGTATAATGATAACTGGTTAAAAGATTATGTTGAGGCACTTTTCCAACAGCAATGGGGAAGAAACCTAAGTAAGTATGATGGTATTCAAATGCTTGGCGGTGTAACTTTGAACGGTAGACAAATTTTAGATGATGCTAGTCAGTTCAAAAAAGACCTAGAAGAAGGTCTCAGAACTACCTACGAACTTCCACCTTTAGACTTGGTAGGGTAAACCGAAATGGCAATTACTAACACTCCTGCAGAAGATTTTGTACAATCAGACTATAGTAATAGTGCTAGACTGAACATTAACGGTTCTGCCCAAGAGCAGAAGTTTATTGAAAACCTTATTGTAGAAACCATTGAAATTTATGGGCAAGATATTTACTACGTTCCGAGAACGATTGTCAACAAAGATACAGTCTTTGGAGAAGACTCGGATACAAAATTTGAAAGCGCGAAACCTATCCGAGCATATGTCAATAATGTTGAAGGATGGGAAGGACAAGGTGAGTTACTTAGCAAATTTGGAGTCCGTATCGAAGACAAGACAACTTTTATATTCTCCCGTGAGAAATTTAAAGAGCATGTTGACGACTCTACAGTCCTTAACGTCGAAGGGAGACCGAACGAAGGGGACTTAATCTGGTTTCCAGTAACCAAACACCTGTTCTCTATTCAGTTTGTAGAAGCAGAGAAACCTTTTTATCAGTTAGGTAAAGGGTATGTTTGGGAATGTCAGTGTGAACTCTTCGAGTTCAGCGACGAGGAGATCAATACTGGTATTGCAGATCTCGATGCTATCGAAACTGCCTTTGCAAATGCAATCACAGTTGGTCTCGTAGCAGGAGGTTCTGGTACATTTACAGCAGGTGAAACTGTAACTGGTGGTACATCTAATGTTACTGCTGAAGTCAAGTCCTTTGATTCATCAACCAATACTTTGATAGTAATTAACAGATCAGGCACCTTCCAGGTCCCAGAAACGATCACTGGTGGCACATCTAGTGCATCTTGGACAACTGCTACATATAATACTATCAACAATACTAACTCAGAGTTTGATCAGAATAATGACTTTGAGACTCTTGATAATGATATCATCGACTTTACTGAATCTAATCCATTCGGAACAGTCGGATCTACTACTGATACCACAATCTAATGTTAGGAACTTATTCATACCACGAAATATTCAGAAAGACTATTGTTGCGTTTGGAACTTTATTCAACAATATCGAACTTCGTCGTCAAGATGAAGTAATGAAGGTGCCTTTGGCATACGGACCAAAAGATAAGTTCCTGGCGCGTCTTGACCAAGTACCCGACCCAACAAACAAACGGGTTCAAATTACTCTACCCCGTATCGGGTTTGAGATCACTGGTGTTAATTATGATGGCACTAGAAAAGTAGCACCTACACAAAAAATTAAAATCGCAAGTTCAAACACAAAGAATAAAAATGTGTTTATGCCTGTGCCATATAATATTGGTTTTGAGTTGGCAATCATCTCCAAGAATCAAGAAGATGGTTTACAAATCTTAGAACAAATCCTACCAGTATTCCAACCTCATTATAATCTTGCAGTCAAGTTACTGCCTGAGATGAGTGAAATCAGAGATATTCCTGTCGTACTAAACAATATTGATTATGAAGATTCCTACGAGGGAAACTTTACATCTCGTAGAGCAATCATTTACACATTATCTTTTACTGCAAAGACTTACCTATACGGTCCTGTTACAGAGTCCAAGGTTATCAAGAAGTCAAGTGTCGAATACTATACAAACACAGACGTCAACAAAGCACCAAGAGAAGTACGTTATCAGGCAACACCTCAGTCTATTCAAGACAGAGATGGAGTCGTTGTTACAACTCTGTCTGCTGCTACTGATACTAATGATAACTTAATTGCTGTTGCTGATGCAAGTGGTATTTCTAAATCAGATAATATCTACATTGGCACTGAGTTAATGAGAGTTACTAAAGTATCGGGTACAAGTCTATCTGTTCTTAGAGGACATGAAGGAACTACTGCAGGTGCACATGCTAGTGGTGCTAATGTATTCAAGGTAGATCAAGCAGATCATGATCTCCTAGATAGTGATGATGACTTTGGTTTCGGTGAAATGAAGGCAGAGTTTACAGATATGAAGAAGAGAAACTTCGTAAGTGGTAATGATGAGGCAATCTAATGAGCGATCCTTTTGGCGGTTTGAATGATGCATTCGGAGCAGAACCCTCCGAATTGCAAAAACATGTCGAGAGTGTAAAACCAACACTTAAAAAATCCGACACACAAGATGTTAAGCAAGACTACGAAATGAGTCGTGCACAACTACATAATTTGGTCATGAAAGGTCAGGAGGCAGTTGATGGGATACTTGACGTGGCGAGATCATCGGATCATCCTCGCGCTTATGAAGTTGCAGGGCAACTTATCAAAAATGTGGGAGATGTAGCAGATAAGTTAATAGATCTACAAAAGAAGATGAAGGAATTAGATGCCGAAGATACAAAGGCAGGACCTTCTACTGTTAACAATACAATGTTTGTTGGCAGCACTGCAGATCTACAAAAAATGTTGAAGCAACAAAGGAACCTAAATAAAGAGGACACGAAGTAACACGACACGACAATGCCTGTTTTAAAAGTATTAAGCACTAACACTATTTCTGGTAGTGGAACTGAATATCAAGTAGTGCAGACAGGATACTATAGAGTGCTTGCAACAGCAGCAGCATCTACAGTATCATTTAATGGTGGACCTGCTATCACACTGGTACAAAACGAAGCAATCCTCCTTAAGTCAGGAGCAAAACCTGGTCAAGCAAGAATTATTAAAGCAGTGGATGATAGCACTGCTGATTATCAACTTGGAACTAACATCGGTGAGATGAGTAATACTCATCCATTCTCTGTTGGTGACTTCATCGCTGTAGAAGATGACGGTACATCTCCTGCAATCGATTCAAACTTCCTATCTGCAGGAACTGCAGGTAAGAAGGTAACTGCTGTTTTGAGTAATGGCACAACTATTAGCACTGATGTTGATTCATCTGGTGCTTCTGCTGATTACACATACGCATACTCTGGTAAGCAAGCAGTAGTCAAGCGTGCAGTTAAAATTACTGCAGGTTCTGGAGCGATCATCGTTGAGGAGATCCAAGTAGTCGGAGGTTAAGATGCCCGCAGTTAACCAAAAAGCAGAAAAAATCGTAAAGGCAATGAAACGTAAAGGTAAAAGTTTCAAACGTCTTTACGGTGATGATGCTAAAAGCGTAATGTACGCAACAGCAAACAAATTAGCACAAAAAGAAAATCTAAAAGTCATGTACTACAAAGATTTTATCAAACTAGTCGAAGGTAATCCTACTACAAGGATGCTATCAAAAGCAAAATCAAAGACTACTGGAAACATGTCTGCGGACAGAGGAACTGATGAAAAAGCAAACAGAGAAAAACGTAAGTCTCTTGAAAAAGACTTCAAGAAAAAAGGCATCGGTTTCAAAAAAGGTGTTGGTGAATATAAATACTCCTCAGGTGAAGGTACAGGACGTGAGGTGTCATACCAAACGACTCCTGCAAAAGGAATGTCTAAGAGACGTTTCGGCAAAATCATGCGTCGTCTCGGTAGAAAGCACGGTCAAGAATCAGTGATCACTAAGAAGGCAGGTAAACCTGCTAGACTACATGATACTGAATCTAAGCAAGGTAAAGCAAGCAAGTCTTTCACTTTAGGTAAAGCAAAACCAGGTAAGAACCCATCTGGTATGGGCGAAACCTCTGGCACAAAAGTCAGAAAAGGTAAACTAGGTAAAACAAACAAACCCGCATATCACTATGGAAAATAATGAACTTATCGAGAAGAACAAAAGTGGTGATAGTTCTCTGCACGACTGGTTTTCTAAGAGTCGCTCTAGTGATGGGAAGCCTGGTTGGGTTCAACTCGGTGGTAAATACGCAGGTAAACCCTGTGCAAAGCAACCAGGTCAGACCACAAAACCCAAGTGCGGTTCAAGTAAGATGAAGAGAAACCTAAATAAAAAGGAAGAGGACTCTGCGTTTCGTAGGAAGAATCGTCAAGATCCCAATCCCGATAGAAAAGGAAAGGCAATCAACGTGAAAACAGAATCCACTGAAGTCACCATGATCTCAATAGATGAGAAAGCAGGTACTAAAGATGCTTGTTATCATAAGGTGAAAGCAAGATACTCAGTTTGGCCAAGTGCTTATGCAAGCGGTGCACTTGTCAAATGCCGAAAGAAAGGTGCAAAGAATTGGGGAAACAAGAGCAAGAAAGAAGAGTTTGAAGGACTCAAATCTTTCTCTGATTTCCAAGCAGAGTGTTGGAAAACACACAAGAAAGTTGGTATGAAGATGAAGGGTGGTAAGTTAGTAAATGACTGTCGCCCTAAGAATGAAGAATTTGAAAATGTAGATGAAGGTGTTGCAGACAGAGCAAAGAAAGTAGTTGATCATCAAAGAAAGGGCACTCATGGTGATGATCATGAGTTAGATACTGAGATGAAGAAAACACAGAAGAGTGTTGATAAACTTAATAAGGTAGGTGAAAGACTTAGAGCAGACACTGCTGCTAAGAAACTAGAGAAGAAAGTAAAGTCCTCAAAGAATGAAGAAGCAGAAGTTTATTGGTCTAGTAAAGCATTAGATCAGTTAGATGCACTGCAAAAGGAAGCATACGGTGGTAAAGGTTCATCAAGAAAAGCAAGATTATCTTCTATTCATCCCCCTACAGCAAAAGCAGCGATTAAAAACATCCCTGACGATGAAAGTGATAGGGGATCAGGAAATAAATCCAAAAGAAGAATTGCAAAAATGTCAGAGGCAAAGGTAGATAAAGGTCGTAGCGATTACGGTAAAGCATCTATCAGAAATTATAGAAGAATGGGACCTGGGCATGATGATCCTGGCATGTTTGATCCTGAGGGTAAGAGAGGTAAAACTATCGAGAAACGTAGGGAAGAGCACAAAGCACGTCGTGGTGTAAAAGGTGCAAAGGTTCCTGCGTATAAGAGAGAATCAACCTCTTTTGAAGAAGCAAAAAAATGTTGGAAAGGTTATGAGAAAAAAGGCACTCAAAAACTTTTTGGTAAAACATACAACCGCTGCGTAAAAAAGGAGGAGACTACTAATGTCGAAGAAGGAGCAGCATGGACAAGAAAAGCAGGAAAAAACAAGTCAGGCGGACTTAATGAAAAAGGCAGAAAAAGTTACGAACGCGAAAATCCTGGATCTGACCTTAAAGCACCTAGCAAGAAGGTTGGAAACCCCCGTAGGGCATCGTTCTGTGCGAGAATGAAAGGAATGAAAGCAAAGTTAACTTCTAAGAAAACTGCATCAGATCCTGATTCAAGAATTAATAAAAGCTTGCGTGCTTGGAATTGTTGATATATAATAGACAATAGATCTTCGACTAACAACGTATGGACTTCTCCACAAAGGTGTGTCCCAAGTGTGATGCGAAATGGATGGGGGGACAACTCTTCTGGTCTACAGGAAAAGAAGGGTGCCCTCATGATCTAGCAGGACTTGTATGTAATAATTATGGTGATGAAAGATGTATTAATCCATGTAAGGGTTCTACTAGTGGACAGACATGGGAATATCGTCGTGGAATGATTGACGGTTTGATGCAAGAATACGACAGGAAATCAGAACTTGACTGAGTAATAATACTCTGTTACAATTATACATAGTTACGTCTTTATATGTTAAACTATGGAAAGGCATACAGTCGTCTCAGCAGCAGTTATTTTTGGGATTATTGGCACAGCAATGTTTACTCTATTCCCACTAGCGTATACAACACTTTAAAATTATGAAAATTAGACCTAAGGAAACTGAAAGTCCACAGCAGTTACTACAACGTTTTGATAAAAGAATTAAACAACTTACTGCTAGAAAAGCAGAATTACAAGAAGCATATGATGAATATGTAAAACTTGATTCTGATCTCACTAGATTGCAAGGATCAGTTGATGCTGTCACATATATCGCTACTGGTGCTTTGCCAGGAGACGGTAACCATGATGGTATGAAAGACCATAAACCAAAATAAATAACAGGGTAAATGGAGTTGAAACTATCATGTCCCATTATACTGTAGGTTATCACGATAACCAGAATCATCATTATGAAATTTGTGAGTATGCAGATGATGCATACAATGCTATCAAGCAAGCAAGAGAAGACCTAAAGGGATTTGATAATCCTCATATGGCAGAGTATTGCATCAAAGAGGATGATATTAAAAGCACATGACAACTTAAGTGATCCTGTTTGGAGTGTGATTATTATGCTTGTAATACTTCTTGTAATCGTTACTTGGTATATCGTCTATATACTAAGATTATCGTTCAAGGAGTTAGAAGATGGCAGCAATGGAACCACCAAGCAGGAAGAGTTGTTACAACTTCAGAGTAACGGAGGTGAATCGTGTTCTTGACGGTGATACTATTGACGTCACCATTGATCTTGGGTTTGACTTATACAAGAAAGAAAGAGTTAGAGTTGCAGGAGTTGATACGCCAGAAAAAAGGACAAGAGACCTTGAAGAAAAAGAATTGGGCATCGATGCAACTAACTGGCTTAAGGAGAAACTTGAGGGGGCAATAGAAGGCGACGATGAACTTACAATCAGAACAGAATTAAAAGGTGGAGTCGGTAAATATGGCAGGTTGCTAGGTTGGTTATATATTGGAGACGCACAAATGTCTTTAAATGAACAAATGATTGACGAAGGTTATGCCTGGGAATATGATGGAGGTACAAAGCAAAAGAACTTTGACGAACTTAGAGAGATTAGAAGACAGCACGGGACCATGCTATAATCTTGATCTTTTAATCAAGGCAGCAACTATTGGTCTTCCTAAGTGCGAAGAAATTATCTCAGATTATTCAGAGGTTCATAAAGATGATGTGACTATAGTCAATCGTTTATGGACTTGTCAAGGATTGAGGCGTATACACTTAGAAAGAGCAATCACTCCTAAATTTGAGATACTTCATTCTGTCTTTTGGCCAGATCCTAACTATGATTTGCCTGTGTTTGGATGTGATATTGTAGTTGCAGGTGGTAATGTAACTGCTGCTATTGTAGATATTTCTCCTTTTCATAAGCAACTAGATTACATGTACGATGATATTCGTGATGTAAGCAATCAATATAATTTTGATGGTGTGAGGCATTTACCAGAATGGGGTGATGTCTTCTCACCATACTGTAAATTTCAAAGATTAAAAAACGGTAGCGAAATTGACAAGTTTTATAAGTGTACTAGGGAATACATAAAGATATACACTCAGATGGTCAGAGAATCTCAGGAAGATATAGAGTGGTTGGATGTACTGAGACGTTATGATGACCAACTTTACTATGTAAATCAACAGAGAAAGAACACTAAAACAAAAGCAGTGCTATCTCAGTGGTTTGATACCTCTTGGGCAAACACCTATATAGAACAGGTATTATTTGACAAACCAAAATTATGAGGGAGCAATTAATTAAAGCATTACTCGCACATGCACATGGAGATATTCAAAAGCATGTTGCAAACGTAGAGGTTTATTTAACCAATCCTGCAGGTATCGGAGAACACTCGGATATTACAGAAGCGATTGAAACTGAACTGAATATAATTGCAAAATACCAAGATCAGATAGACGTCATAAACAAGTACTTTAACAAAAAAATCCATGATTGACGATCAACCAGAATTTGATGAACTAGATGATCATGATTACCATTTGAAACTATATCATCAAGACCTTAGGTTACTCCACAGTTGTGTGGAAAAATCGTTGCAGCACTGGGCAGGTGGTGATCCTGAGGAACAGCAAGCAATGTTTGTAATGAGAGATATTCTCTATAAAGGTTTATTGGAACACCAATATCATCAGTTGAATATTGAAAGAGAATAATGGCAGTTAAACAGGAAATTTACTTAGGTAATCCTAATCTTAAAAAGGCAAATGTTTCTACGAACTTTACGAAGAAACAGATTGCTGAGTATTTGAAGTGCGCTGAAGATCCTGTTTATTTTATTCGCAAGTATATCAGAATCGTTTCTCTTGATGAGGGTGTCATACCATTTAAAATGTATGACTTCCAAGAGGATATGGTAGGTAAGTTTCATAAACACAGATTTAATATTGCTAAGTTACCAAGACAATCAGGTAAATCTACAATCGTTACAGCATATCTACTATGGTATGTCCTCTTTAATGACAATGTAAATGTCGCAATCCTCGCAAACAAAGCAGCAACTGCTAGAGAGATGTTGGGACGCCTACAGTTATC